CACAGGGAAGGCATGATTCATCTGAGGAAACTCTTTCAAAGAGTCCGGACGTGCGAAAAAGAGGAGATCATAAGACAATTTCTTGCCCTCCTTCCTATCTACAGAATGTTCGACGACTTTTCCGTCGTAACGAAAAGAGAATTTGATATTATCGCTTTCACTCTTGAAAATGTGTTCACACACAACAATTCCATTCCATATCATAGTCGCATTCAAACATCTAGTACCGATGCGTGCCAATCCAACGGCGCCTTGAACTTTGCCAATTGCAAAGCGTTTCCCATTAACCGCGCTTTCTTGAGCGTCTTTTGGCTTATGGAGAAATTCGCATTTATCACCTAGCTTACAATTTCCTTTATTGAAAAAGTAGCAAGGATGCGAGCCTTTGTCTGGACAAGATTTTCCAACATGACCCTCTTTTCCGCAGACAGAGCACTTCCCTTTAGGGTGCTTCTTGTCTAGGTTCTTCTTAACCTTCTTGACAGCAGCCAACATTCCATTGGCAGCACGCAAGGCAGATTCAGCGGTTCCATGCATAAAATCATTGAGTAAACCTGCATGAGGCATGTGAGACGGGACAACAAAATTGTCATCACGTTTAGTCCTAACCAAATTTTTCCCGTTATCACGGGTCCAAATAGCGTTATCATTATCATCACCTGGCTTGTTATAGCTAGAGTGAGCCTTAGGGGCGCGATGGCCTTTATCAGCACGATTTGTTTTACGCTTGGCTTTAGACTTTTCACTTTCCTTCACAACATAAGTCCAACCACACTTTTTGCACTTCACCTGATTAGGCTGGTGCACACACTCAGTTTTCGCTTCACTACTAGCTGGCATGGGGGTTAGATTAGGATACTCTTTTGGATCACACTCAGCCCAATGCATACATTTTAAGCCGCCACAATGAACATTACAACACTTACGTGCTGAAATTTCAATTTTATGACCTGCTTTGTACCACGGACATTGATGTTTTCCAACTGTGATGTGACAGCAACCATCTTTCGCTTCCTTTTTAGGGGTTACTACAGGATGGGTAGCTTTCGCTTTCTTTCCCGAAGCATTTTTCTTCGGTTGCTGTGTCTTAGCTTCAGCCTTCTCTGCTTTAGCTTTAGACTTTTCCTTCTTCCGACCTTTGCGTTCAGACTTGTGCAGTACTTTAACTACAAGCAAGAGAACTGCGAATAAACAAATCATAGCCACTGGTAGTAGCCATGGTTTATCTGTGCATTGCTTTTTCAACGCATTCAGATGGACCAGATCTTCTGTCTGGTTCCAATACTCGCGGAGCGCATCAAAGGCGGATGGAGGCACAACAAGCTCAGGTTTTTCAGTTGCGACTGAGGCACCCAAGCCACGCGTATCACTAGGCAAACGAGGAGCACTAGCAGGCGTTGGTTTAGCCATTTCGGCATACCGGGGATCGGACGGGAAACGAGCAGCCATTTCTAACTGCACTTTCCTCATCCAAGCCTCACGCTTTTCTGCTGTGGTTTCCAAATTCAACTCAGCTGTAAGAGTGAGGGATTCAGAATCGGACTTTTGGTCTTCTTCCTTACCCTGCTTTCGTTCCTCAAGCTTCG